CGATTAGCACATGGCTTGGTACGATATATTCAGAGCAAAAAAAGATTCACAGGTTGAGATGATTACATCCAATTATGATGCATTTAGCACACCATTCCTGAAAGTTGGTGGTGCCAACCTGTCACTCCCATATGTCAATGGCAGATACACTACTGCCGACCAAATTAGATTCGGTCAGGATGATATGTATCCACAGCTGTTGAATCAAATGGTGTACAGCTCACCACTTCATGGTGCGATCGTGGACTACAAAACCAATGCAGTTATTGGTGGTGGATTTGAACTCAAGACAAAGAACGCAACACCGAAGGACCTTCTTGAATTGTACACATTCGAGAAAAAAATCAAACTTAAAAAGACAGCTCGAATCACAACCGAGCAATTGATTGTACACAACCGAGTATACTTCAGATTGTTTTTTGATGACAAGATGAAGATGACCAGGGCAGAGAATGTCTCACCTGATAAGGTCAGAAAGGGCCGCAAAAAAGGTCAGTACTTCATTTGTGAAGATTGGTCGACCCGAATCAATGTTCAGGAGATTAAACAACATCACCCATCTTGCACTGATCGTGAACAGCTTTTTGTATATGAGGTTGAGTGCTTAGGGCAAGATTGGTATCCCATACCGAAATACAGCTCCGCACTTAACTTCGCATTCTTGAGTGGTGAGCTTTCGTACTTTGCAAAGTCCAACATTCAGAACTCAATCTTCCCATCGTTTGCAATCATGTTCCCTAAGCGACCGCAATCGGAGGAAGAGAAAAACGTACTGCGCCAAACCATCGACAAACTCAAGGGTGCGCACAATGCTGGGAAAACTGCCGCATTCTTTGCGAACTCTCAGGAGCAGTTGCCGAAGATTGAGAGCCTACCAACCAACTCCAATGACAAACTATTCCAGGAAGCATCCGGATTGAACACTGAGCAGATTTGTTTTGCTCATACAATCGACCCAATATTGATGGGAGTTAGAACAACCGGCTCACTTGGTTCAGGTTCAGACATCAAACAAGCGTATGTCATCTTCGAGAAGAATGTTGTTATGCCACTCAGAGAGCAGATTCAAGATATCTTCAATGAGTTGCTTCACATTGCCAAGTTGAGTGTGGCTGAGTTCCAAATCAACAACTTCCAAATCATCAATGAGACCATCGTTGAAATCGAAGGAGACGCATCCAAGACACAAGATGCACTCAATGCAATGAGTCCATTGGTAGCAACCAAGGTCCTCGAGCAGATGACTGTCAACGAGGTCAGAGCATTGGCATCACTTCCACCGATTGAAGGTGGTGATGTCACTCAAGCACAAGCCGCTGCCTTAGCACAACCACAAATACCTCAAGCCTGATGTTGTACTTTATCACTGAAAACTACCTCAAGACCAACACACCAATCACTGCCAATGTGGATGTGACTGATGTGTTCCCATATGTAGCAACTCAAGCACAGCTTCGAATCATGCCGATTCTTGGTACTGTATTTTACAACCATTTGCTTGAGGCATACAACGATCAAACGCTAACACCTGAAGAGGAGCAACTTGTCAAGTTCATTCAACCTGTCATCGCTTGGCGTTCAGCTGAGGATGCAGTATTTGGGTTGACATATCAGCTCAAGAACAAAGGACTCCAACAGCAGAGTGGTGACTTCTCACAACCCGTCACTCGCTCTGAGGTAGCATTCGGTATGGAACACTATGCTCAGAAGGCTTCATTCTTTGAGATGCGTTTGATTCGCTACCTGATTAAAAACAAAGCAGAATATCCAATATTCACAAGCCACGAGAATCGTGACACTGACCTTCGACCACAAGTCGAGTGCAATATGTGTCAAGGAGATTGCTTCTATGATGGCAAATGGGAATGCGGATATCCTCGAGACAATGGCTACAATAACTCAATCTTAGTCATCTGATGAAAAACACAACACTCGCAATTTTCGCTTCATTGTTTACCGTACTCGCTCCAGTGCAACCATTGGTATTGGTTGCCATCCTCGCAATATTTATTGACACCATCTTCGGAGTTTGGCGCTCAGTTAAAAAGAATGGTTGGTCCTCATTCAAATCACGCAGATTGAGTGACACGCTTGGTAAGGCAGCGCTCTATTCGGGTGGTATTGTGTTCACGTTCTTGATTGAGAGGTTCATTGCTGGTGATATCATCGCTCACTTCATTGCAGTTGAGTTAATCATGACAAAATTTGTTGCATTCTTTTGTGTAGTGGTTGAGGTGAAGAGCATCAACGAAAGCTATGAAAGTGTAACAGGCAAGAACATCCTTGCAGCGATGCGCAGATTTGTGACTCGCTCCAAGAGTGAACTTGACAATTGGAAATAACCTCACGCAGACGCATACCATAGGAACTGCCCTGCGTTCCCCCGATGATACTGTTGTCGGGGGATATTTACTTAATTGAGGAGAAAAACACTTATAAAGTCCATTAAATTGCGCAAAAAACTGGACATTTGAGCCTTAAAATACAAGTTATGGTCAGAGCATATACCGACAAGCAGCTACTCGATAAGGTCAAAACGCTGCGCAATTTCAAGAGCATTCCTTCAGAACATTGGATTCTTGGTGTACGATCTAATGAAGACACACCGAATCGATTCGATGACAAGTTCTACCTATTCAAAGGAGAGCAATTCATCTGGGTCACATCTGGCACGACCAATCCAGGAACACCGACTCTCAAGCAGTTCGAAAAGGTAAACAAGAAGGGTGCTGCTGTGCTCAAATCAGAGCAGTGGTATTATGATGTTTGGAAGTTCGGCAAGCACAATGGCAAGGTCGATGCATTGCTTCAGCTCGGTGCTGCTGTCCAGGTGTATCGTGACACCGACAAGGATGATGACAGCGAAGAGCAAGGCAAGCTCGACACCGGATACTTCGGCATCAACTTCCACCCCAACACATACGACTTGAGCAAGCCATCAGGTACGCAAATCGGATGGTGGTCAGCTGGTTGTCAAGTGGTCAACAACGTGACCAAATACAAAGAGTTCATCAAGCTCTGCAAAACGCAGAAATTCACCTCTTATTGTTTGATAAATGAATTCTAAAGTCACCATTCTGTCACTAATTGTGACAATATTTGCGACATCTTGTGGTGTCAACTATCATTTGAATAAAGCAATCAAGAAAGGATATCGCTGCGACAGCGTAGCGGATACCATTCGCATCACATCTGTGGACTCATTTCCCGTGATTGTAGACAACAAAATTGTATACGAGTACTATCATACCACTAAAGACACAATCGTGCGTTATAAGACGTCTTTTGTGCCCTTGACAAGATACCAGGAGCGCATTCGATACAAGCTCAAGCGTGACACCATTCACCAGGTGCAGAAGATTGAGGTGGCAAAGTACAAATCACAAAAAGAAAAGCCAGCATTTTGGGTGCTGATTCTCGGCTTTGTGATTGGTATGGGTACCATGTACCTCTTCAGATATTCTAAATCAAATTTATGATATTAAAAAAGCACGCCAAGAACATCCACGAGCTACAACTCGAGGGCAACTTGGTGAAGATAGCGATGCTATCAGATGTCCATTGGGACAATCCAAAAAGCGATTGGAAGCTCCTCAAGCGTGACCTCGACTATTGCCTGGAGCACAACATTCCCGTCATGATAAATGGCGATATGTTCTGCTTGATGCAAGGACGTGGTGATCGTAGAGGGAACAAGTCAGACATCCGACCAGAGCACAACAATGCAAAGTACTTGGATAGTGTGGTTGATACCGCTGTTGAGTGGTGGTTGCCGTATGCTCACATCCTTACAGTCATCGGATATGGAAACCACGAGACAGCAATAATAAAGTATCAAGAGACCGACCTCCTTCAGCGATTCGTTGACCTTCTCAACTACAAAGCTGGCAGCAATGTGTTCGCTGGTGGATATGGTGGTTGGCTGATTGTTCGTCAGACGTTCAATGGCAACGTGAAGATGGCTACCAAAATCAAATACTTTCACGGCAGTGGTGGTGGTGGTGTAGTCACCAAAGGAGCTCTCAATTTGACTCGTGCTCTTGAGATGTATGAGGACTTCGATGTGTTCACGATGGGTCACATCCACGAGAATGCTGCCCGAAATGATGTGCGTGACACCGTTACCTTCCATTCAAAGACTGGATATCGTCATCATCACAAAGACATCCATCTCATGCTCACTGGTACCTACAAGGAAGAGTATGGAGATGGCTCCAAAGGATGGCACGTTGAGCGTGGTGCTCCAATCAAGCCAACAGGAGGGCGCATCCTTACTATTGAATGCGGAAGATATGAGGAAGATAAGGTCAAAAAAACAGCCAAGTCTATCGACTCAATCAAATTTCCTTTGTAAATTAGTGCCGTATTCATAATACGTTGTTTTGGGGGAGCTTTCGGGCTCCCTTTTTTGATTCGCGAATCACGAATGTCAACTTTTATGCTCAAAAAACTTGACTATTTGTCCACTTTAAAGTTAAAAAAACTGGACATAATCGGTCATAAACCGACTATAAAGCATTGATTTAGCAACTTATAAGGGACATTAAGTGTTTTTCACCTACTTTAAGTGGTTTTCCTATGTAAAGAAAATGGAAAAATTCATGCACAAGCCGAATCTCATGTATAAAATAAGGGTAAAACCTTACAAATCTTGTCACAAAATCAGGGTAAAACCTTACGCTCCAAAAATAAATGTTAAAAAAAATAAAAAATTTGTTTACAAAAGTGAACATATTTGCAAAAGTTGCGTATATTCGCAGAAACAAAAACAATTTATTATGGACAAAAAACAAATTTTAGAGCTACTCAAATCAAAGGAGAGCGAGCTGTATGCGAACTTGCAAGAATGCAAAAGCATCTACGGAGGAGAGAACAACCACACCCGCTACGCAGCTGGTGCTTGGGGGTCTATTTTTGAATTATTACAAACAATCGAAGAAAATGAAAACAATTAAGAATCT